GATTGGATAGTAGAGAACCAAATAATCAAAATAGAATGATTGATGTACTCAAAAAAAATAAAAATTATATACAATATATTACTTCAGTTTCAATGGATTTTCCAACTGATAAAAATATAAGATGGGTGATTAATCAAAATTTTCAACAAGATAAATATTAATCAAAGTAAATATATCATTATTTTTTTAAAAATATATCCTATAATAATATTAAGATATATTATGTCTTTAGGAATAATTAGATGGATATATGATAAATCATGGACTAGAACCAGTAAAAGTACTCCAAGTGGAGATGAAATGAAGAATCTTTCTAATTGGATGAATAATAATTCTACAACACAAATTGAGAAAGAACGGAAAGATTGGACAAAAAAACCTTTAGTTTTGTTAAATCTTCCAGCAACTCATAACTCTGGTTGTTATCCATCAGCAATTCAATATGAAATGCGTCCTTGGTATCATCCAGGTGCGGATAACAAAAAATTAGGAAGTGCTATCCAATGTTTAGAAAGTTTACATAGAAAAAAAAATTTGATTAATTTTCCAGCATTTTTAGAAAAATGGACATTAACTCAAAAATGGGATTTTTATGATCAATTAAGAATGGGAATAAGAGTATTTGAATGGAATATATGTAAAGATACAAAAGGTGAATGGAGATTAGAAGACTCTTTTTATTTGGATAAAATTATAGATGTTATGAAACAATTTAATCGTTTTTTTACAGAGAATCCAAAAGAAGTAGTAATTATTAAATATAAAATTAGTTGTGCATATATTGGTGGAAGTGACTGGATTAGTGTTATTGAAGACGAAAATAATGATGATGCTAAGGAATTTAAAGCTAGAATTCATGATTATGCGTTTCCTGCTAATACAAATGAACAAATGGATTATAAAGGACATGAAGCAACTAAACATTTAACATATGAAAAAATGATTCCACTAACAGAGAAAGAGGACAAAAAAAATATTATATTTCATCATTTAGATAATGTGAAAAAAACATGGAATTGTCAACCAGATTCACATTATACTACAAAGAAAGAGAATGTAAAAGATGTTAATTTAACATGTATTCAAGATAATAGTAACTTCTTTTCATCAGAATATAATGAAACAGATTGGGGGAATACTTTGGAAAAGTTAAAGATATTGCGAGAATATAATGCTCATTATGTTCCAGAGGAAGAAATTATTATAAAAAGTTTTGTTTGGCATAATTATCCAATAGTAATTTTTATTTGTTTAGTATTAATTATTGTTTTATCAATTGATTATGTTATTCGTCCAAAACGAGACAAAATATTAAAGAATCTTCTAATATCACCTTTATGGTGGATTTGTATTTGTTTGATTATCATAACACTTGTTGTTTTCTTTGTTTTATCTGGTGGTAGTGTTAATTATAAAAATGGAATACAAGATTTACAACCTGAAAGCAATGATATGATGTTAAACTCATTAGAACAACATAAAAATAAAGTAGCAAGTATTTCTTTAAGTTTTCCAACAAAAGAACAAATAGAAAGAATTATTAACTTCAACGACCTTGATACCTATACATCATAATCTTCATAGTAATCCAGTCCCAAATAAAAAAATAAATAAATTTAAATAAATTTAAATTAATTTATTTTCAATTCTACCTATAAAAATAGGCACAAGTTCAGAATATACTTCATGTGTTATTTCCCAAAATTCACCCAGAAATCTTTCACCAATTGATTGTTCCAAATATCCATCTTCAAATAAATCAAATTTGTCTGTTATTTTTGGAATATAAGTCTCATAAATATAATCAAATCCATTATGGTTATCAAGTGAGTCATCAATTACCTCTTCAAAATTAGTTCCTAAAAGATCTTCAATAATTTTTTTTGGAGTCATAAATTCTAATCTAGTTTGTAATTCATCTTCGATCCTATCATAATATATGTCATATATCTCTTGACGAAGCAACTCTTTTCCCCATTTATTTGTAATATTTGCTGAAAAACTATTAATTAAATTATTAATATCATCAACTTTAGTATATTTTATTTTTTGTTTTTCTTGACAACATTCGCATAAATTACAACTCATTTTAGTTTATAAATTTAAATAGTAATCATTTTTATCGATTTTAATTTTTAAGTTTCTTCTTTGGTCTTAATTGATTTGTTCTACCACATTTTTTTTTTCTACAATTAGTCGCTCTAGGAGGTAATCTAGCATAACATTTTCTACAAATTTTTTTATCGCAATTATATTTTCTTGCGAGAACTTGTAAACTAGGTTCAATTGCCATTATATAATATTGAAATATTATTTTATATTTATATTTTATATTTTATATTTTATATTTTATATTTTGTATATATATATATATATACTATAATGAGAAAAACAATAAATAAAACAATAAATAAAACAACTAAAGAAGCACGAAAAACAATAAATAAAACAACTATAGAAGCACAAAAAATGATGAATGATTTTTTAGCTCCATCCACTAAAAAGGAAAAGAAAGTAAGAACTTATTTCTGGATGTTTAAACGTTTCTTCTTTGATTTTTTTGTTCCAATATTTTTTGCGTATGGTATCTATGCTTTTATTGCATATATGGCATTACGCACTTCTAAGAAATTAGTAGAAGCTGGATTATCTGGTGATTTTAAAGAATATGATAAACGTTTAAAACTATCTAGACAATCAGAAATTATTCTTCATATATTAAGAATGGTTGCTTATGGCGGTCTTCTTATATGTTCTTTTCTATGGTTATTAGGATATAAAACACCATTTCAATATTTTTGGCCAATTCAACAAGTATTTCTTATTTGTACAGTTGTAGCAGAGCTGGTAATGAAATGGGCAGCACCAACTGATCCAACTTCTTTGATACTTTCTGCTACAATTTTATTAGATTATCAAGGAAAAAAAAGGACAGTAGAAGAAGCTAAGAAGAATAATGAATTATCTTTAACAGATAATATCATAGTTAAACTTATGTATAGTAATATTCTAGGTGTTTTTGTTACTGTGTTAGCAACTGGTAAACTTTGGTGGGACACTAAATTTAAAGAAGATATCAATATTTTCCTAATTTTAGGAATTATTATTATTATAGGCCACTGTTTTTTAATTAATCTTTATGGATTAATGAGAGCTATGAAGAAATATAAGGAGAATAAACCAACCCAACAATTAATTGATGATACAATTGATATGATGATTGGGAAGATTTGTGATTTTTTTGGATTAAGAAAATGCTTGACCCAAGAACAAAAAGATACGTTCAAAAAAATTTTATATAAATTTATTCATAATTATGCTACACAAATTAGAAACCATCGTGGTTTTAATATTACAAGTGAAACACTTGATGGTATAGATACGGGTGAAGTGCAAAAACTGTTATTTGACCTAGCAGTATCAAACGGAAATGCGTATGTTGTAACACGTCTAGCTGAAATTAAATTGATAGCGTCTCAATATATGGAAGTCTCTCAATATATGGATAAATTATCTGATGAAGATAAACAATTAATACAAAATACTATGAACACTTTAAATCAACTGTATAGTGGAGATATTTCAAAAGAAAAAGTAGAAAATATAATTAATGATGCTCAAACAGTATATGAAAAATTAAATAAAGAATATAATTTTAAACAATATTTAGATAATAATTCTAAGGGCGAAACTTTTACAAATAATAATTCTAACGGCGAAACTTTTACAAATAATAATTCTAACGGCGAAACTTTTACAGATATCGAATATAGTTCTTTATTAAATAAATAAATCTATTTTCTGGAAGAAATTTAAATTAAACTTCTGTCCAATGATCTTCATCATCAGCATATTCTAACTCTTTTTCAGGTCTTACTCTATTGAGAATATAACCTGTAAAAGTTCCTCCTGAAATTGAAATAGCCAATGTTACTACTAAAGCCAATAATTGAAAACATCCTTGTTCAAGTGCGGTTCTATTATCTCTTCCAGGAAAAATTTCAGTAATACTATCTCCATACAAATTGTCTGAAACAACAGAAGCAGAAATAAATCCACCAAGACCTCCAATAAGTCCAGGTAATCCATGAAGATTATGGACACCACAAGTATCGTGTAAATGAAATTTTCTTTCCAAGTATGGTTGAATATAAGTATATCCAATAACACTGACAGTTCCAGCAACAGCACCAACAATTAATGAAGCATATGGTCCAATAACTAAATCAGCAGATGAACCAACAGCTACACCACCAGCAAGTGTAGCATTTTGAATATCTTCCATACAAAATTTATTATGAGGTCTAAGTAATCTGGACATAAAGAAAGCACTAATACAACTATTTGTAAGTGCTAATACAGTATTAATAACAACACGATGTTGACTATTTCCACTAGCCAAAGCGCCATTGAAACTAGGCCAATACATCCATAAGAAAATTGTTCCAATCATAGCAAACAAATCAGATGTTTTATTAGAATCAAATACCGCTTTTTCAAGTTTTTCTTTCTTAACAATCATATAAGCAAGTGCCAATCCAAAATATGCTCCAAAAGTATGGACATACATACTACCACCCATATCAACCGCTTTGAATATTTCTACACCAAGAGATTCATTCACAGAATAAAAGATTAATTCAAGTGGAATTACAATCAATAATTGTTCTACTGAAATTTTACCCAATACAGCACCAAAAGTAATTAATACAGCACCACAAGCAAAATCTCCTGTAATTAGTGAAGTAATATCAAGTGTCAATTTTTCCCAATGATTTTTAAATAAAGAATGGAAGAAACCATTAATCAAAATAGAGTATTGAATCGTAATAGCAGAAATCAAGAAATTCAATCCAACACTGCTGAATGAATATTTTCTTAAAAATGTCATTAAGAAACCAAAACCAACGAAGATCATGACATGAACATCTTGAAACATTGGATAATATGTATTAATTGTATTACTTGATGTATTAGAATCAGTATCGCCTACAGATTCAACTCCATATTCTGTAAAGATAGCATATAAGATAATTGATACAATTTGAAAGATAACGATTAAATAATTATGTAAATTAAATTTAACTCGCTCTTCTTGTCGTTGTTCTATTTGCATAGGCTCCATTTGTATTTTTTGAGATGGGCTAAAATATATAATTTCAATTTTTGTTTTATTAAGTTTAATATTTATTGTTTATGAAAAAAAATTAAAATCGTTTTTTATAAACTGTAATCAATAATTAATACGATAATAATGATAAATCATATATTTATTGTTCTCGCACTTCTGTTTTTGTGGCATATATTTATTATGATATCCATCAAGAAGATAATGGAAGAGGAATTTTCAAATAATGCTCCACATTTATGTAATTGTGGATTAGATGTATATAAAAATATTTATTACGTTTGTTCTAACAATCAGTTAGTAAATTTGTTAAATAATATGATGTTAAGGAGTGAAATATTAGGACAAGGCTCAATTCCAAGAGAATATGATCTGTACAGTTTTATTTTTCCCCCAACTATAAAATGGGGTATAGATATTTGTCATTAAATTAACTAAATTAATCAGTCCCAACAAATTAATACACAATTAGAATTTGTATGTGGTAATTTATTTGATATTTTACAAGGTTTTATTTTTAATTCTATTATTAAATAATTCTGTTAGACATTCAATTGATTCAAGTGACATCCCATATAATAATCTATCATATGATTCATGTACTGCTTCTATTATACTGGTTTGTAATTGTCCAGTAAATAATTCATATTTATCATATCCGTAATAACCTGTTGGGATATATATATTATAAATCTTTATCATTTCTTCAGAATCTTCAAAATGATAAAATATCTCGTCATGTAAATCAAAATGATCATCATTATCTCTATAACCATTAAAAAAATATTCTAATGGTTTTTTCCAATCTTTTTCTTCAAAATTAAAACTAGATAATTCATCATCAATATAATCATAATATATATCATAAATATCCATATTCATTTGTACTTGACGACAAGTAACATTTGGCGTATTACTCGTAAATTCATTTATTAAAGTATTAATATCATCAATATTAGTATATTTTATATTTCTACCTTGTTGGCAATTACATATTTTTGGATTACAAAGATTCATTTATATACTATTTCGTTTTTATACTTTTATTTAAAACAAAATCAATTTTTATTTTAAGCAAAAGTTTTTTTCCTGTTTTAATCAAATACATATTTAAATTTATTAGAAATATAAGTACATTTTTCAATAAAATTTCTGAATTCTGATGAATTTTTCATCATATTACAATCCCAACAAATTAATACACAATTAGAATTTGTATGTGGTAATTCATTTGATATTCTTTCTAATGTAATAGCAACTGGATTATGTTTTCTATTTACACCAATACCGTATTCCATTTCACAATCACAATAATAACATTCATTATTTTGTAATTTATGTTGATTTAAAATATATTCTTTTGTAACTGTTGTTGTTTTATCACCATAAATTTTTTTATCTTTTTTTCTTGAATCTATAATCATTCTCGAATACCATTTTTTTTGTTGCCTTATTTTAGCCTGTTTTGATCTACAAGATTTACACCAATTATCATAATATTGATATCCGTTCTTTTTTTTTTTATAACGATATCTATCTAGAAATTTATTTTCCTTACATCCATCACAAATTTTAGACATTTTTATACTTTTATTTAAAACAAAATCAATTTTTATTTTAAGCAAAAGTTTTACGAGGTCCCACCGGAATTCGAATCCGGATTGTCAGGATCAAAACCTGAAGTGATAACCAATTACACTATGGGACCAAAGTTACCTGTTAGGTAGTGATTCGTGCAGGGTTCGAACCTGCGCCTCCGAAGAGAACAGCGCCTTAAGCTGCCACCTTGGACCACTCGGTCAACGAATCATCGATGATTAAATTTTAAATAAATTTAATTCATAATTGAGTATATAAATAAATTCTTATCTGTCTTTTTAAAAGGATTTATTATATACAATTCTATATTATATTAATTATACGATAATTTAAACGCACTTACCAATATGAGTCACCATAATATAGGAACAATTCTTGATTCGCCTCAATATCTTTCGTCGATATAACTTCAGCAGTAAGTTGATGAGTAATAAACTTACAATTATTTTGAAATTTAGTTCCATGAGCATCATTAATCATAGCCATAACAGTTCTGGGATAAAGGAAAGCATCAATTAATTTCCCAGAGACAGTTTCAACAGAATATCTTCCAAAATCGTGAGAATAGCCAGGTTCTTTAAGGTCACCAATATATTCTCCAATAATAGTATTCGCTTTAATAGGTTCAGTAGTAAATACACCATTTCCACCACAATCAATATTACTTTTTTTAATTTCTAATTTGAAGTTAGCGTTATAAATATATTCAGGGGTAGGCTCAACATATTTATATTTAGGTTTCTTCTTTCTATAACGTTTGTGTCTTCTTCCCATTTTAGAAATAATATTTTATCTTTCAAATGAGATTAAATCTATTTTATATTTATTAAAACCCATCTAAATTTGATATAAGGATATATTCCATAATATATTTAATAAACTAAATTTAAAACACAATGATTTTTAACGTACTTTTTGGAGTTCCCAAACAAATGGGAGAAATTGGAATGATGACCATGTGGTTTTCATTTTATCTTGTATCAGTTCTATGTATGTTACTAGATGATACTCAAGGTAACACTCGTGATTTTATGGCTGCATCTCAAGCGGCTTGTTGTATTAATCTTTGCACAATGAGTTGGGCAATTGTAAATGGTGCAAATCTGGTAAAAGCATCACTTTATACAGTAAATACAGATTTTGGATTAACTGTTCTCGCTTGGTCATATTTTGAAGGAGATGTTTTTGGTTCAAATGCGATGGGAGTTTTCAATTACTTTCATGTTATTATGGCAGTTATGTTTTTTATTAATAACTTAATTGGTCTTGTAGCAATTACTCGTGATCGTCAAGGATGGGTAGAATTCCTTGGTGAAGAAAACAACGCAGGAGAAAATCGTGCTAATGTTTAAATAGTTATTTTTTCACAAATATTTAAATTTTATTTCACGAAAAATAAAATTTAAAATCGATTTCCACATATGTTATGTATTGAAAAAACTTAAAGCCAAACAATTTTTAATTTATAATTTATTCAGCTCACCATGAATAATCAAATATTTGCTAATTTTTTAAATGATGGTTGTCATCATGTACCAAAACAGATTGGATTTTTAATTGCGAAGTTTTCTAATATTATTGATGAGAGAACTGATAATGTTTTACAAGGATATTTAGGAGCAAATTGGAATGAAACATATGTCTTTGTTTATGTAAAAGAAGGAATGATATTATATGCATATAGACATATATATAATGTTGCGATGGAAAGAGAATCTTTTTATTTTTTTAATTATTATTATGAAGAAAATTATTATGGTATTGAGAAAAGAAATTTTTATGAACTTGAAACGAATGATAATGAGCGTGCGCAATATAATGTTGTAAATGATATGAAAGCATATGTAGAATTTCCCTTATGTCATATTAATCATTATTGGGAAGAAGATATGAGACACCATAGTAGGGGAATCTGTACTGATGCTAGAACTTGGAAATTTGATAATTATTTAAATGATCAAGCAGATATGGAAAAAAAATGGGTTCAAAAAAATTTATAATTTATGATTTTTATTTTATTTAATTTTAATAAAAATCAGTCCCTAATTATAATAATAGGCAAAAATTAAAATTGAAGATTTTCATATTGATGTAAATATCAAAAATTAATAAAATGATGTCATTATTTAGTTCTTCAAATCAGGAAGAGATTGATAATCTTCGTCAAACAATTAAAGATTTAAAAGGAGAAAATGAAAATTTAAAATTTGAATTAAAAGAATCTGAAAATAAAATACATGCTAAAATTGGAAGAATTGAATATATTAAAATAAAACATTTGGTAAATATTACAATTTATGAAGATCAAAGACCTTTAAATTTAGAAAATATTGATAAAATTATAGAACATCAAAATGATTATTTTACAGAAGTAGGTTATTTTCAGGATAATTTGCCATTTATTGTAGCATATCATCCTGAAAATAAAATGGTATTTAGAAATAAATCAAAAACAGGTGATAGAACTTATGAAATTTTAATAGATGGACAACATCGTTTGGTTGCTTTCCAACAAATGTTAGAACAAAGTCCAGAGATTGGGAATAAACGAATGTTAGTTAGATATATACCTTGTTATAATATGGATGAAGCCCATGATGAGTTTATTGATATTAATTCAGGTATTCCATTAGAAAATGCTGATTTTGACAAAAATAAAGGAGAGTTTAGTTATGCTGAAGTTATTCATAATTTTGTAGATGATAAACTTCGTAGTGAAAAAATTTTTGAGGATTATAATAATATGCAACGTCCTGAATTAATCCGGCGATATCAAAGGCCACAATTTTATTCGAGATTATTACTAAAAGAACTAAAAAGTCATAATAAATTAAAAGAAATGATAAAAGATATAAATGTATATTCGGATGAATTATTAAACTATTTTAATGAATTTAATGACTTAAAATTAGAAGAATTAAGAGAAGAAGAACTAAATACATATTCTTTTGGAAAATCTAAACAAAATAAAAGTATGAAAGTTTTTTTACAAAATATTAAGAGAGAGAGAAAACAAGTTTTGAGTTGGATATATTATAAAAAATGGAATGTTCTAGTTGATGATTTTTACTATTTTATTGCTGATAAGATGAATTATGAAACAGAAGATTCAGATGATGAGTCTGAATAAATTAAAATCGATAAAATAAATACTTAATTAACTAACTATATTTATAAATAAACAATGAGAGATCCGATACTAGCAAGATTATATGAACTTGGTTTTGAACCAATGGATATTGATAAAGATCTTACAGTATCAGATTGTTGTATTAAGTATAAAAATCGCCTACCTTATAATATGCAAATAGGTAATCATATTTATGATAAACCGAATTGCGGAATTATAAAAGAACTAATTATTCTAACAACAGAGAAAGACCGTCGAATTTTCAAAAAAGGTTCAAAAGGTTATTCGAGATATCTTGTTATAAAAGGTCAAGAACTTCTTGGAGTTTATGAACAGTATAAAAGTGAAGGAAAACAAGATTTTTTTCATGGATATACAATTCCAATTAAATGGGAATACATTACTCCAGATAATGTTTCAACTTTACAAGCAACTTATGGAATTGAAGTAATGAAACAAATTAAAGAAAGACTGAAAAAATTATAATCTAAAAAATTAAGGACTGGAAAATATATATTTTAAATTTTAAATTAAGATGTAATATGAGAAAATTGGCAGTAGTAAATATATTTACAGAAATTATCAAAGTCTTGATCGCAAAATCCATACTCTTTTTCCAAAATAGATGAAATAAGATAATGGCATGCTTCGTGGCTTTCCAAATATTTTTGAGCTGCTTTATCCATTAAAGGTGAATGAACGTGACGTGCTGTTCGATGTAAATAGAATTTATACGATTGAATGGTTTGTTTTTCCTCATTAGGAGTTTCCTTCAACCACAAATAATATTTACGAAATGAAATAAGCATTTGTTCAAAAAATACATCATCTTCATAAATTTCATTATAATCAAATGTTTTATGAATAGTAATTCGTGTAGATTCATCATCACCGTAATGGATAATTGCGATTTTATCTTGTCGTCGTTTAGCATGAGGATAAATAAACCCCCATTCAATTTTATCTTGCAACTTAGCAATCATTTCATCAAAATGTTGAAATGTGTAATCAGTTGTATATTTATAAACAAGTTTATTAAGTTCTTTATGTAAAGAATTATTAATCTTGTTAAAATCAGAAACAGAAATATTAGTATTAATAGCTTCCATTTTTCAAATATTGTTTATTCTAGCTTAATATAATCGATTTTAATTTTGGTTCGGGAATACATATGGTTCAATTTCTCCATAACCAAAATATCCTAATCCATATGATAATACAACAACATATGGTACTTTATGATTATTTCTAATATGAATAATCTTACCAATACCATATTTT